AGGTTAGACACTTGCGCAAGAGCTTTAGGTCGTTTAATGAATTATAAAAGAAAATTGCATAACTTAGTCGGGTGAAATACTTAACGATACTTTTATTTCCTTTAATTATAGCCTTATTCTTTTTGGATAGGGCTGTTTTGCTTTTTATTTGGAATGTTCCGAGTGTTAAGATTAAAAAGTGGTTGTTTAATGAGGTGGAGATGAGGAAGAGTTTGATTCGTGTTTTAGGTGGGTTGATCGTTGTTTTATTTATTTTATTGTTGTTTATAATTGGACACTAACCGTTTTTTAAATGACCTTTACGCAGACCATAAACACTGGATTAAAGTTGTGCGCTCGTTTGGAGAGTATTATTTAGCTGAAGATATCGTTCAAGAAATGTATTTAAAGTTAGCAAAACACGAAAACAAAGAAAGATTTTATCGCAATGGAACTATTTATAAGGGGTTTGTATGGATTGTTTTAAGAAATATGTACTATGACTTTGAGAAATCAAAACAAAGGCTTCAAAAAGTCGATATAACGGAAGCAATTCAGTTAATTGATGAAAGTACTCCAAACGAAAAGACGAACGCTCAAATCGAATTAGAACGCAAAATAAATAAAACAGTAAACAGTTGGCATTGGTACGACAAACTATTATATGAACTTTACCGCGATACTGGAATGAGTACACGACAAATTCAAAAACATACTGGAATAAGTTTTAAGTCAGTATGGCAGACATTAAAATATTGCAAGGATAGCTTAAAAGAAGAAGTAGGCGACGATTACGAGGACTACAAAAATGAGGATTACGAATTAATAAAATAACATGGAATTCAAAATAGGTGATATTATAAGGGATGTTGAAGATGGCGACTGTTATTATGTAGGTGAAGTAACTGAAGTAGAAAATAATGAAGTTGCAAAATACAAAGTTTTAGATGTGTTTTGGTGTGGTGATTACATAAAAGACGATGAGTATATAGGTAAAATAATAGAACCTCAATGGTGGTATATAACAAAATAAATAAAACATGGCAAGAAAAAGACGAACAAAAGCTGAAATATTAGCCCAAGAAAGTAAAGGGTTAGGAGACACAGTAGAGAAAGTTCTCGAAGTAACTGGAGTAGCAAAGGTTGCTAAATGGTTATTAGGTGAGGACTGCGGATGCGATGAACGCAAGGCAAAGTTAAATGAGTTATTTCCGTACAGAAAGGCGAAGTGTTTAGAACAACCTGAATACGATTGGTTAAAAGAATGGTTTGACAAAAAGGCGGAAGTAATAAAGCCAAGTGAACAAAAGACGATACTTGCAATTCATTCAAGAGTGTTTGGGGTACGTAACGAACCTACAAGTTGTGGGCCATGTATTTTAGAAAGAGTAAATCAATTAAAACAAGTTTATAACACTTACGAAAACACGAACGAATAAAGTGTGTACTTTCTTAAAAAGCGATTATTACATAGTATTTATGAATCCAAGTAAACATAAATCAGACTGGAACGCTTTAAGGTTAATAATGAAAGTAACAGAAATAAATTACTGTGTGTTCATAGATTATTCAATTGACTTTATGGAAATACACGGAGTAGAAAAAGACGAATTCAAATTATATACTTATAACCCTAATTAAATGTCAAGGTTAAGTCAAGCTATAGCTTATTTAAACGTAAATACAAGCGATTTAACGAATGATTGGATAAAAACCAACCTAACAGACATTACGGTTACTGAAAGTTTAAGAGAATTAAGAAAAACACGAATGAAAGAAAAGCGTTTAATTAATTTGGATAATAAGAAATAATGTTTTATATTTGTGTATCTAAGTTCAGGTTAGATGTTTTATTGGATTTCTTTAAATCACTATATGACCCTATCCGACCTGAACAGACGATGGGGTTTTTTATTTACATAGCAGTTGTATAAGTTGAACTGCGTTACCAAAAACAACTCTCGACATAAACGCTTGTTAAAACAAATCCCGCACTGTTTGACGCTTAACAACGGGTACTGCATACCGAAAGGTTAAAATAACAAGTGAGCCAAAATGCCAAGTGTGAAAACACGAATAAATAAGAAGTGGTCGCAGAGGGAAGTGTTATGTTCGGGACTAACCTTTAATTTAGAGGTTTAAATGCTGAGTGATATATGCAGTATAAAAGCGAAGCTATAAAAAAAAGTATTAAATTAGCCAAAAACACGAAACAAAATATATAAGAAATGGCAAAAGTAGGAAGACCAAGAAACTTAAACAGCCCTGAACAACTTTACGAACTATTTGAAAACTATAAATCTTACGTAAAGGCGAACCCAAGGTTAAAAATAATACATGGAGGTAAAGACTTCGAAGAAAGAGTAGAACCATTAGAATGTCCTTTAACAATGGAAGGTTTTGAAATTTATTGCTGGAATGAAGTAGGCGAAGTAGAACAATATTTTAAGAATGTTGATAAAAGATATTCAGAATATATCCCTATCTGTTCACGTATACGCAAGGAAATCCGCCAAGACCAAATAACAGGTGGCATGGTAGGACAGTATAACGCAAGCATTACACAGCGTTTAAACAACTTAAAAGAACAAGTTGAACAAACTAACATCGAACAGCCATTATTTAAATTAGATGCTGACGATAACCAATGAGGATAACATGGAGCTAATGGCTCGTTATCCTGACAAGTATTTTGATTTGGCTATTGTAGACCCGCCTTATGGGATTGAAATTGAACAAAGAATATTTAAAGATGGTAAAAAATGGGATAATGAAACACCTAAAAAAGAATACTTTAATGAATTATTTCGTGTTTCTAAAAATCAAATTATTTGGGGAGGTAATTATTTTATAGATAATTTATATTCAACAAAATGCTTTTTAATTTGGGATAAAAAAATAACTCAAAAACATACTTTTTCAATGGCTGAATTTGCTTGGACTTCATTTAATAGTAATTCAAAATGTTTTTATCAACCTCCGCCAGGAGATAGGGGTTTTTATACGATTGATGAAACACGAATCCACCCAACTCAAAAAAGTATTGATTTATATAAATGGCAGTTGTCTTTATATGCAAAAGAAGGATATAAAATACTTGATACTCACTTAGGCAGCGGCTCAATAGCAATTGCCTGCCATGATTATGGCTTTGACCTTACAGCATGTGAGCTTGATAAAGAGTATTTCGATAAGGCAATGCAAAGGATAAATAACCACACAGCACAAACTAAATTATTTATATGATAATAACAAGTGCTATAAGAAAAATAAATTCTTTAAAAAAACGAATCAAAATAATTCAGGGTGGAACTTCCGCAGGTAAAACTTACGGAATCCTACCGATATTAATAACAAAGGCGGCTACTTATCCAAGAACTGAAATAAGCGTAGTTGCTGAAACAATACCACATTTAAGAAGGGGAGCGTTAAAAGACTTTCTAAAGATAATGAAAGATACTGGGCGTTACTTCGATGAACGTTTTAATAAATCACTTTTAAGATACGAATTTGCCAATGGGAGTTTTATTGAATTTTTTAGTGCGGATGATAGCTCTAAGTTACGTGGTGCTCGGCGTGACATTCTTTATATTAACGAATGCAATAATGTTACCTTTGAGTCTTATAATGAACTTGCTATACGGACTAAAAAAGAAGTATTTTTAGACTTTAATCCAGCTAATGAGTTTTGGGTTCACACCGAACTAAAAGACGAACCCGATGCAGATTTTATAATTCTTACTTACAAGGACAATGAAGCCTTAGATAACTCCATAGTCGAACAAATAGAAAAGAATCGTTTAAAGGCAGAAACAAGCACTTATTGGGCTAATTGGTGGCGTGTTTACGGCTTAGGTGAAATAGGAATGCTTGAGGGTGTTATATTCAGCAACTGGAAGCAAATTGACAGCATACCAAAAGACGCGCGATTGATAGGAATCGGATTAGACTTTGGATACACGAACGACCCTACGGCAGCTGTTGAGGTTTATACTTGGAACGGTCAAAGAATATTAAACGAACTTGTTTATCGAACAGGAATGATAAACAGCGATATTGCAAAGGTGTTACCTGACAACGTGCCAATATATGCGGACAGCTCCGAGCCTAAGTCAATTGAAGAAATAAGAAGATACGGAAAGACGATTAAAGGCGTAACAAAGGGCAAGGACTCAATTAACTTCGGTATTCAGATAATGCAAAGCCAAGAATATTTGGTAACATCAAACAGCACTAACATAATTAAAGAACTTAGAAGCTATGTTTGGGACACTGATAAAACAGGAACACGTTTGAACAAACCTATTGACTTTAATAACCACTCAATAGACGCTTTACGCTATCACGAAATGGAAGTTTTAGGTGTTAACCCTCATTACGGACAATATTTTATACACTAATTACACTTGAATGACAGATGACCTACCGTTAATGGTGCGCACAGTTGAGAAATTCATCTTAGAAAAGAAAGGTATAAGGGTAAAGATAGTGTTTGATGACCCTATGAAAATACGAATACACACAAAAATGTTAAGTCAAGCGTTCGATATTGCCTTAGCTTACTACAATTACCAAATATAAAGTTATATAAATATGAAAACGGAAATAGTAATTCCTGCAAGCCTAAGTGAAATTCCTTTAATGAACTATCAAAAGTTCATGAAGTTAGTTGAAGGTTCAAACGATGAGGAGTTAATAGCTCAAAAGTCGATTGAAATTTTCTGCGGTTTAAATATGCGTGACGTATTAAAGATTAAATGGAACGATGTTGTTGGACTGGCTAACCACTTTAACGAGTTATTTCAGCAAAAGACGGACTTCAAAACTACATTTAAAATAAAAGACATTGAATTTGGGTTCATTCCTAACTTAGAAGATATGAGCTTCGGTGAGTATGTAGACTTAGACCATAATATCGGCAAGGTTGAAACATTCCACAAAGCAATGGCGGTTTTATATAGACCGATAACCAAAAAGACGAAAGACACTTACAGCATAATGGAATATTCAGGAACTGATGAGTTTGCAGAAGTTATGAAGTTTGCTCCTTTGGATATTGCAATGGCTGCTTCGGTTTTTTTTTATCGTTTAGGAAACGACTTAGTTCAAGCTACTCTTACCTCTTTGGAGCAGGAGATGACGAAGAACAAGGAACTCAAAACGACTATTCAGAACGGGCTCAGTTCAATAAACAATGGGGATGGTATAATTCAATCTATGCACTCGCTAAAGGAGACGTTACAAAGTTTGATGAAGTTACCAAATTGGGAATTCGCAAGTGCCTTACCTACCTTACTTACGAACGACAGCGAAGTGAAATTGAAAACAGAGAATTAAAAAGAAAATTTAAAAATGGGTAATTACTATAACTTACTGGACACTTTAAAGAATCACTTCGATAACGACGCGTTTATAAACACGGTTACTGAAGGTGACATTTTCGCAGTTGATTTATCTAAACAAACGATATTTCCTTTGGCGCATATTATTGTAAATAACAGCTCAATTGAAAATAATATCATTCGTTTTAATGTATCTATTTTATGTATGGATATAGTTGATATTTCAAAGAACGAAAACACGAACGTATTTATCGGAGACAATAACGAGCAAGATGTACTTAATACGATGTTTGCAGTTCAAAACAGGCTTTATGAAAGTTTAAGACGTGGAGACTTGTTTAGCGATAATTTCATGGTAGATGGTAACGCAAGTTGTGAGCCATTTGCTGAAAGGTTTGAAAACTATTTAGCAGGTTGGACGATGACCTTAGATATTTTAGTTCCTAACTCAATGACTATTTGCTAATGAGTGAAGTATTAAAAGCTTTACAGAAGTTTAGAGATGAGGTTGTAAAAGGCGCAAAAGCCGAACTTAAACGCCAAAATAAAGACACGTCTGGAAAACTATCGAACTCAATACAAGGCGAAGTAAAAGAGTTTAAAAACTCAATAGGTATTTACTTTGATATGGAGGCTTACGGTAACTTTCAAGATAAGGGAGTTTCGGGTACGCATAAAAAATACAATACAGATTATTCATATAAGGCAGGTTTATCAAATAGACCAAGTCCGCGACATTTTGATAAATGGGTAGTTCGAAAAGGATTAGCACCAAGAAAACAAGGCGGAAAGTTTGCTTCACGTTCAGGAATTAAATTTGCTTTATCTGCCCACATACAAAAATACGGAATCAAACCTTCTTTGTTTTTCACTAAGCCATTTGAGAAAGCGTTTAAGAAGTTACCTGATATCTTAATAGATAAATACGGATTAGATGCCGAAAGGGAATTGAATTCAATATTAAAACAAAATTTAAAAAATATAAAATGAGTATTTTTGCACGTTCACCTTATATAATAACAATAGCCGAAAGCGGTCAAGAAGGTTCAAAAGTAGAATTAAGAATTTGGAATGGTACAGGTTCAGCGCCAGTAGACCCAACTTATGTTTTAGACAAATTAATTCCAGCAGCAAACAACGTAAACACGTATTATAATATTTCACCTTACATTCGTGAGTTTATAACTTGGAATGTACGTCAAGAAATTTACAATACAACTCCAGCTTCCGAAACAACACAATGGTGCAACGTAGAAGTAAAACGCTATAAATTAGACGCAGGAACTTACACGCTTTTAGACACTACAACTTATAAAGCATTTGACGGGTTCGGGTATTACGAGCAAGGCTATAACTATTCTTTAAGCGATGTTGTTTTACACGATGAGGGAACATTTTATTATGCTTATGACTCAAGTATTGACCCGAGTACAAATAACGCGTATAGAGGCGGTCAAATAATGTTAGAACGTCAGGTCAACTGGGATGCTAAATATACCAACTTAAGAACTGGAGCAACGTTAACAGTTTCTTTAACAGGAACAAACGCAATGCGAGACGTTTACAGGGTTCACCCTAATTATTATGCGGACGGTAACAAATTAGAAATTATCGGAACTTTAAGTGCGGTTAAATGGACTGGATATTTTAAGCCTAACTTAAATTGTCGTTATACGCCTGTTTTATGCGACTTCGTTAATAAATATGGAGCATGGCAAAGGACTTGGTTTTATGCTGCTTCAAACAATACGCTAAGCGTTGAAAACACGAAATACAATTTAATGCAATCGACTTTCCCGAACTACAACACGTTAGAAGGTCAAACAAAAAGCTTCAACACAAATGGCAAAAACTCAATTAAGGTAAACACGGATTGGGTAGACGAAAGCTATAACGATTTACTTAAACAACTCATGTTAAGTGAACGAATTTTAATTAATAATTATCCAGCTACTTTAAAAACACAAAACACTGAATTATTCAAGAATATAAACCAAAAGACGATTAACTATCAATTGGAGTTTGAATTTGCTTACAACACAATTAACAACGTAATATGAAACGAATAGTAGGGTTATTTGTAGAAGGTGTTCAAGTAGAATTATTCAACGATGAGCAAATAAGTGTTAATTCAAGCGTTCAGAACATTTCGGATATTTCAAAAGTATTTACCGACTTTTCGCAAAGCTTTACCGTTCCAGCTTCGCCACACAATAACGAAATATTTCAATATTTTTATGAGTCCGACTTAGAGCAGACAATAGACCAAAACTTAAGACGTGATGCGTATATTGAAATAGACCTTACTTTTTTTAGGCGTGGTAAAATACAGCTTGAAAAATCAAATATTAAAAACGGGCAAGTTGAAAGCTATACTGTAACTTTTTATGGCGATGTTTTAGCGTTAAAAGATAAGTTCGGAGAGGATAAACTAAACAACTTAGATTTAAGTAGCTTAGAGTTCTTATTTAACGGAACGGAGATTTACGACCGTATTACAGATTTAACAACTGACTACGATGTTCGTTACCCATTAATTGCAAGCACAAGAAGATGGACTTATAACGATTCTACTACAACTGATATAACGCAAAACGCTCACGCTATACAATACAATGAGTTGTTTCCTGCGGTTAAAATAAGCAAGTTATTTGAAGCTATTGAAAATGATTACGGCGTTACCTTTCAGGGTAGTTTTTTGAGTGACCCAAGATTTACTCAATGTTTCTTGTGGGCGAAAAACACGAATGAATATACTTGGGTTACTGAGTCACAAGGTATAGATTTTGATGCTATTGTGTTTAATTATAACCCAATTTATGACGCTTCAAGTTATATAGACTTAATTACAAATTCAATAAATATTCAATATTTAAATGGAGCTGAAAGGCATGTAATAGGTATCAATGTAATTTCAAAAAGTGCATTAGGTGAAGTTTATGTCGATGTTTACCAAGATGGGAATTATTTTCAAACTATTTCAAGCTCAACAACTGGTTCTTTAACAAATATTGAGTTTTATAATACTTCAGGTTTAAATACCTTAATAACTTTTGAGACAAAGGCTAATAATGCTATGAGTGTTGATTTTCAAATCAATTATAATATTGAAGCATTTAGTTCTCCAACAAGTACATGTTTAATTTCAACAAATCAAAATGTTCTTTCAGGTAATGTAAACTTAAACAACGTAATGCCTGATATAAAAGTAGCTGATTTCTTCGCGGGTGTTTTAAAAGAGTTCAATATGACTTGCGTAGGTATTGAACAAGATATTTACGAAGTTTTGCCGTTAGATGACTGGTATAGCCAAGGCGCAATAGTTGACGTTACGCAATACACAAACACGGATGAAATAGGTGTTGAGCGCATGAAGCTATATAAGAAGATTAGCTTTAAATATCAAGAAAGTGAATCATTCGTTAACAAAGACTACTTTAAAACTACTAACCAACAGTACGGAAACTTAGAATATCAATTTAATTACGATGGTTCTGAGTACACAATAGAAAGCCCATTTGAAAATTTGTTATTTACAAGAGCTTTAAATGGTGGCGGTAACTATGCTATATTAGGTTACGCATTAAATGAAAACATACAACCTTATACGCCAAAGCCTTGTTTGTTTTATTTGTATGGAGAAAGCGATAGTTTAGCGCATGATATTAAGTTTTACGATGGTTCAACGCATTTAGATATTGATACTTACGCTTTATTCGGGCAAGACTTAACCTACCAAAACACGAAATATAGTTTAAATTTTGGAGCTGACAATTCCATAATTCACGCTGAAACAATTCAACAAGGTTTGTATGCTTCATATTATTTTCCTTACCTAAGTAATTTATTCGATTTAAAGCAACGTTTAGTAAGCGTAAAGACTATTTTACCAATTAGCCTTTTAACTAATCTTAGATTGAACGATAGGCTTATAATACGAGATAAAAGGTACATTATAAACGAAATGAAATCCAACCTAACAAATGGCGAAGTGGAATTTAGTTTATATTTAGACTTTAGACCGTTACAAGCTCAAGATATTATTAACCCTGACCCTAACGCACAATGCTTAGACATTCGTGTTCAGTTACCAAACGGCGCAGTAAGTGCAACGATAACAACGGCAACAGCTGGAGTAACTATAACTCCAAGCACGATTACGACAAGTCAAGCTATCGAAGTGTGTATTCCTGCGAACCCAAATACACCGAGTTTTATTTTAGCTGAAAATAGCGACGAACTTATAACTGAAATACTCCAAAACTTCATTACCGAAAATAGCTCAAACCAAGTTATAACGTTAACAGTAACTTATACGTTTAGCGACGGGAGTCAGTCAACTAACCAAATTATAATTAACCAACAATGATAGCGCAGATATTAGAACTTTTAAAAATGGATGATTACTACAATGTAAGCGAGATTGTAGATATAGCCAAAGGTAAACACGAATACACTTCAAGCATAAAAAAGATTTATAAACAAAAGAAACGACACTACAATGGCAGAAAAAAGAACAATTGAGTTAGAAATACAAGATAATAGTAAATCTTTAAAGGCTCAATATAAAGAAGCGGTTCAGGAATTACAAAGAGTTTCCGCGCAATATGGTGAAACCTCGGCTCAAGCAGTTAAAGCAGCAAGAGCAGCTGCGGAATTAAAAGACCAAATAGGGTTCTCAAAAGATTTAGTAGATTCATTTAACCCAGACGCTAAATTTAACTCTTTGACGCGTTCAATAGGCGGGGTTTTAGATGGTTTTCAAGCGTTTGAAGGTGCTTTAGGACTTGTTGGAGTAGAAGGCGAAGCAGTACAAGAAACTATGTTAAAAGTTCAATCTGCTATGGCTGTTTCTCAAGGGCTTCAGGGGTTAATGGAGGCACGAGATTCGTTTAAGCAATTAGGAACGGTTGCTATGAATGCTTTAAAAGGTATTCGTACTGGACTTGCTGCAACGGGGATAGGTTTATTTTTAGTTGCATTGGGTACTGTTGTTGCTTATTGGGATGACATTAAAGAAGCTGTAAGCGGTGTTAGTGATGAACAAGCCAACTTAAACAAACTTTCGCATGAGAATTTTGAAACTTCTAAAAAAGAACTTGACACTTTAGACGCTCAAGATAACACATTGAAGCTACAAGGTAAAAGCGAAAAAGAAATCTTAAACTTAAAGATTAAGAAAATAGACGCCACAATTCAATTAGGAATTATAGAACTTGAAAACGTCAAAAAGACGAGCAAAGCAGAAGAAGAAGCAGCTATTAAAAACTATAACACTACAAAAGCAATTGTAGACTTTATTTTGGACGCTGGTTTATTCCTTCCTAAGTTGATGTTAAAGCCTATTGATTTAGCTATACAAGGTGCAAATAAAGTAAGTGAGGCATTAGGGTTAGGAAAGTTAGTTTCATTCGATTTAAACAAAGCAATTGAAGGCTTAGAAGATAAAGCGAGTTCATTTGTAGCGGGTTCGTTGTTCAATGTTGAAGATTTAAAAAAGGAAAACAAAGAAACACAGGACGAATTACAGAAACAAATAGACGGATTAATTAATCAAAGAGCAGGTTTACAATTATCACTTAAAGAAATAGATAAAGCCAATTCTCAAAAGTCAATAGATGCTCAAAAAGATGAACAAGACAAAAAATTACAAGCTGAAAAAGAATATAATGAAAAATTACGTGCGTATTATGACGCAATAGAACAAGAGCGTCAAGGACAAATAAATGACGCAAAAGAAAAAGAATTACAAGCGTTAGACAATAAATTTGAAGAACTTTATAAAAAGGCTGATGAAGCAAACCAAAGTGATAAAGAACTATTAATACAGCACCAACAGGAAATAGCCGACATAAATACAAAGTTTGATTTATTAGCACAAGAAGAAGCAAAGAAAACAGCAGATGAGTTAGCTAAAATAGAAAAGGAAAAATTAGATGAGATTGAAAAAGCTAATAAAGAAGCAGCAGAAAAAGACGCAGCTCTTAAAAAGAGGAATAAAGAATTTGGTATTGAAATGGCGTTATCAGGTTTAAGTACGATTTCAAGCCTAACAGAGCTATTTGGTAAAAAGTCGGAAAAACAAGCTAAACGCGCATTCCAAGTTCAAAAGGCTGCACAGGTTGCAAGTGCTTTAATCAATACTTATCAAAGTGCTACGGGTGCTTACGCTTCGCAGTTCTTACCTGTTCCTGACCCAACGTCTCCCGTTCGTGGTGGTATCGCTGCAGGTTTAGCAGTTGCTGCAGGTTTAGTAAACGTCGCTAAGATTGCATCGCAAAAGTTCGAAGGCGGTTCAACAGGTGGAGGTGGTGGTGCTCCTGCAGGCGGTGGTGGTGGTGGTGCTCAAATGCAAGCACCTCAATTTAACACGATAGGCTCAAGTGGAATTAATCAATTAGCGACATTACAACAACAGCCAGTTCAGGCGTATGTAGTAAGTGGTGAGGTAACAAGCGCACAAGCGTTAGACAGAAATAGGGTACAAAACGCAACACTTTAAGTTAAAGAGTTATGGCAAAGATGGAAATAATAGAACTGCTAATTGATGAGAATAAAATCGAAAGCGGTATCAATGCGGTTTCAGTTGTTGAAAGTCCTGCAATAGAAGAGAATTTTGTAGCCTTAAAAAAACACGAAGTAGAACTAAAAGAAGTTGACGGAGAGAAACGTATCTTAATGGGGGCGGCTTTAATTCCTAACAAACAGATTTACCGTAAAAACGGAGACAAAGAATTCTACATTTATTTCAGTGAGGACACGGTACGCAAAGCATCGGAGTTATTCTTAATGCGAGCGAACCAAAACAACGCAACCTTAGAACACGAAAAGAAAATGCTTGAGGGTATGAGTGTTGTTGAAAGCTGGATAATTGAAGATGAAAAACAAGATAAGTCAGTTAAATACGGATTTAATTTACCTAAGGGAACTTGGATGATTTCAATGAAAGTAAATAACGATGAGATTTGGAATAAGGTAAAAGCGGGTGAGGTAAAAGGATTCAGCATTGAGGGTTATTTTGTAGACAAATACGAAATGAGTTTACAAGAAACCGAAGAACAAGAAATAATTGAAAAATTAAAAGACTTAATAAATAAATATGAAAACAATGAATAACATTTTAAAAATGATTTCTAAGTTGGAATCAAACGCTAACGATGTTAAGTTAGGTAAACACGAAGTTCAATTGGCAGAAATTGTTTCAGACCCTAAAATATTTGAAAAAGGGGTATTTAATATTTATTCAAATGCTAATAAATACGCAGATAAATTAAAAAATGATATTGTAGGTAATTATCAAGCTGAATATAAAAAAATATTTGAAATACAAAAAGAGCATTCTAAAAATTTTGAGATTATTCGTAATAAAGCAAAAGAATTAGGAATTGATATTGCTACAACTCAATTAGGAAAAGACTATTTAAAAGTTGGAAGTTATTTAAGTGATATAGCTAAAAATACTTTAGACCAACAAGTTAAATGGGGTACTATAAAACCATAATTTAAAATAAATAACATGGCAGAAAAAACACTAAGTAAAGTAAGCCCACGAGGTGGCAAAAGAGGTTGTCTATGTAAAGACGGAAAATACCGAAAAGAATGTTGCGACGGAAGTTTAGAAGCTCAAGGAATCGGTAAAACGACTGGCACAGGAACAGATGTAGTAAATACAACCGAAAACAACGGAGTAAGAACTATTGTTCGTCAAAACGGATAAAAACGGAACAAGTATAAATTCAAAAGTTAATAAGTTATGAATACACTAAAAACAGTTTACGGAAAACTTTTTAAAGAAGAAACTAAATTGGCTTCGCATGAAGTTGAATTAGCTACTGTAAAAGAGGTTGATGGTAAACTAAAATCTTTTGGCTTACCAGCGTCTGATATAAGTAAAATTAGTGCTTCGATTTCTACTGTACAAAGTAATTTAAGAAATTTAGAAAAAAGCATTAATGATACTATCCAAGAAGCAAAACAAATAGAAATTAAAGCAAAAGAATTAGGAATAGATGCTGGATTAGAAAATGGTCTTAAATATGCCAACGAAAAACTAAAACAAACGGCAGCTGCAAATTCTTTGTTTGCTCGTTTTAATTCTGAAATTGAAAAACTTAAATAAATAAAAATGAAAAATAGCCTAATAAACCAAATCAAAACTTTGCTCGGAATGGAAGTAAAACTTGAGCAAATGAAATTAATGGATGGAGTAACAGTTTTAGAAGCTGATATATTCGAAGCAGGTAACGAAGTATTTATCGTAACGGAAGACGAACAAAAAATTCCTTTGCCAGTAGGTGAGTATGAATTCGAAGATGGACGTATGTTAATCGTAGTAGAAGAGGGAATGATTTCTGAAGTTAAAGAAAAAGAAATGGAAGAGCCTGAAGTTGAAGTAGAAGTTGAAACCGAGAAAAAGGAAGAAATGGAAACTGAAAAACCAACTGCTAAGAAAACTATCGAAAGCGTAGTTAAAGAAACTTTCTTTTCTGAAATTGAAAAACTAAAAGAAGAAAACGAAACTTTAAAAGCTGAATTAAGCAAATTAAAAGAGGTTAAAGAAGAAGTAACACTTTCAACTGACGAAGAAGTTAAACCTATTTCTTTCAACCCTGAAAACGAAAACAAAGTTGAAACTATCCGTATCGCTTCTAAAAGAGAGCGTACAATGATGGACTCAATCTTGGAAAAACTAAACAAGTAATTATTAATATTTAAATAAAAAACAAATGCCAACAACAACTTCAATTACAACT